TGGCTTTTTCCGATCCTCAGTCCCTTACCATCAACTCGGTCGCTACGTCCCTTCCGCGAACTGGTTTTGGTACCGATAAAGGTACCTTCACCGCTGCAGATGGGACTGTCCAGCTTTCCGTTTCCCACATTAGTGGGAAGCGTGTTCGCAGGACCGTCCGAGTTGATCACTCCAAGGTTGCCGCCGATCCGTTCGTAGCAAACGTGTCCACCAAAGTGGGCATGTCTGCATACCTCGTGATCGATACGCCAATCAACGGTTACACCGCCACCGAGGCGAAGCAGATCGTGGATGCCCTTACGGCATTCTTGACTGCTTCGACCGGTGCAAATGTAACCCGTGTTCTTGGAGGGGAGATCTAGGTCATTTGACCTAGTCTTCCGGATCGGAGACGTCAGGCAGGGATGCTCTTACCTCTATTGAAAGGGGAAGGCATGAAAAGCCTTTTGTCTCTCTGGCAGATACTCGCTAATGAACTTGCGAGTTGGTGTCACACTAGCACCATCCGTGACTTTAAGACCGTCACGGAGCGGTCCGAAGATGAAGGCTTGTCGTTTTTAACGATAAGCTTGACGAACTTTGGTTCAGACTTTCAGAAAGCTCTGGACCAAGGTTTCGTCGATCACAGCCTGTTTCGCGGTTACGCGTCCCAAGCAGGTCTCCCCCGATTTCTCGGAGGTTTCCTTGATCTTATCTTCGATCGTAAGAGTGGACAGTTGGTCGATTTTCCTTCGCACGATGCTATTTATGCTGTGCGTCAGCTTACGCTGATGTTTGGCAAAATGGCACTCGAGTGTACTCCCGAACGGATTACACGCGCGATTCAAGGATATATCGATTGTGAGCAGTCAGTAAGTGAATTTGATGCTAATAGAACGGAGACTCAGTATAGCGAGTTCCATTCTATGGCATTTATTCTGTTCCGGGACTTGTTCGCTCAAATAGATCGTGAGATCTATGAGGGTGACATTCTCCCGAAGCATGGTCCTGGAGCCACGGCTGATCGACTTCGTGCAAACGAAAAGTTCAATCAGCTTGAGTGGACCAGCCGGTTGGAGGAGGTGTTCCCTGCTGGGGATTACCTACTACCTAACTGGAAGTACAAACATGTACATGATCAACTTACATGGCTCGAACCTGGCGACGAGAGGCCTGTTAGGGTCATCACCGTGCCTAAAACGCTCAAACC